ATCCAAAGTGGTGCCAGTGATGGAGCCGGTAACGACTGCGCCGCTGGTCACAGACAGCACATTTTCCAGTGCATAGGCATCGATGACGCCAGGTACTTGTAAAACTGCACCCAGAATGGACAGCAGGGAGCCTTGCGCATTGAGCGCTACGGATTGTTGCCGCCTAAATTCAAAATCAGCGCGGGATTCAACCGCTTGTCCAGGGGTTCCAGCGGCCAGATTGGTGATGATATCCCAGCCTGGTATGGCTTGATAAATAGTGTTCAGATAGCCGATAGGGCAGGCAATGGGGCCGGTAATGATGCTGGTAAAGGTCAGATCGACAAAGCCTGCCACCGGGATGGTGCCGGCTTGTGTACATAAATAGATATTACCTGAAGCATCCGCCGCTTGAGCGCCCACCGGAATGCTAACTCCCATGGCGCCGGTGCAGCGGGCAGTCACGACAGTTGAGCTGGCCGGAATACGGGTTAGATAATAGATTCTGGCAATGGCATCTTGCATCCGTCCGGCGGCATAAGCCGGATCGACCTCATTGGACAGTTTCAGAAACTGGCTGTTTTTTTCGCCGATAATGGCTGCCAGAGAGCTGGCAAGCTGGCCTTGTGGCGTATTGAGCGCCGGGTTAAGGTTACCGCCAAAGGCTTGCTGAAAATCGGCCAGTGTACCCGTTAAGAGAGCAGATTCCAGCGGTGCGATAAAACCGTTAGTGCCAAAAGCGGGTTCAGGTACATGGGTAGTCATATTAGAACCCCAACACCGACACTTGGCCGGTTGCAGATGTTATTTGCACTTGTCCGCTCAGTTGCCGGTCTGAAAAATCAGTGAAAAAGACTTTGGCAGAAACCACACCAGGTACGGTTAAAGCCGCCTGGATAAATTGCGAGCGAATATATTCCAGCGGCGGGCTTTTTCCTAAAATCATCTCAAAGAAAGGAATGCCCAGTTGGGTATTGTAAAATACTTCACCACTAAAGGTTTTCAGGGCACTGGCTGCATCTTGGGCCAAACTGTAAGGAATGGTTGCCATGGCGATATTGCCGCTGCTATCCACTTCCAGATCCCAGGTTTGCGGTAATAAATATAAGGTATCCATTAGGTCACCTGTCCGGTATTGTCGGTGCCGGTTTGTACACCGGTATGGGTGTGAGTATTGGAAATATCCTTGCCGTTAGCTGTAACTTTACCCGTAAAAACAGTATCGCCCGTTATCGCCACATCAGGGGCTGTAATAAATACTTTAGTCGGCGAATGCAGGGTAATGCCCGCTGCATTGTATTGAATGTATTGGGTGGGTACGCCATTGAGGACGCCGCCGATATAAAGGCCGTCAGCCATGCTAAAACGGCTGTGACTGCCCGGATTGGCTTGTTTTTTGGTAATCTGTACGGTACTGATATCATGATCTGCAAAAACGGCAATGCCGATATCGCCTATTTTGGGATCCATAATGATGGCATCGGTGCCGCCCTGTAGCCGGAAATAAGCGCAGTTGTAAATCGTGCCATGAGGAACGCTGACATTGTTGCCGTCCCATTGGTTGACTAATGGTAGGATATCGACAAAGCCAACTGGATCCAATGTGCCTGCCTGCGTAACCCCCATCACTTGTACCAGCGTAGCTGTGCTGATCTCGCCCAGCAAGGAATTGATGACAAACGCCAGGGCAGAAAAGTCGGAGGTAGCCGACTGGGAGGTTAAATTACCTTCAAAACCATTATTTTCCACTGACTACCAACCCCGGAATAACTAACGTTAATTGGGTAAACCAAGCCCCGCCCGGTACTTCGGACATCAGGCTATGGTTCATTTTGATAACCTTGTATTGGTTATTTTTAATCATCTCTACCATGCCGCTAGGCACGGGCAGATGGCTGTCTACTTCAACCAAGGTGCCAAAGCGGATAGCCGGGTTATAAACCGTGGTCAAGGTCATGCCCAAGGCGTTATAGGTGGGATAGCCCACCAAGCCTGTTTCAGGTGAAATTAACGGTATCCGGCCAGGTCGTATGCCATGTTTGGGCCAAATGGCTAAAATATTGTTTTCCAAGCCATTCCATTCAACATTAGCATCCCGGATGCAGGCTTTCACTTGCTCCAGTGCTGTCCCCTTATAATACCGATCCCGTAATATGACCGAGACGCCGTTAGGTTCAAAGCCAACTTGCATTATTTGTGCAAGGAAGCCCAAAATAACAGCAGCATCAGCATTGCCTGGATAACTCAAGGCAGATATAGGTATTGCCGCATGGATACCGCCTACTGAAGCAATTACGTTAAAGTAAACTTCCGGCATCCCGCCAAAGTCTGCGTAGGCCTGAATAATAGTGCCTGTATAGACTTGTGATAAACCATCAACGTCATTGCCAGCCGAAACCACCACACTGTTCCGGCGAAAAACCTGCGGTGTTTTACCGACTTGCGCCAATTCGTTCATCAAACTGTCGGACAGGCCATAAATACGCAGATTTAGTTGCCCCATACCCAGATCACCGGTTACTTCTGCCATACAAATAGTACGATGATCCGTTATTTGATAAACCCTGGGCGGCCCGTCCCCTTTCATGCCGGTGCCGTAAGAAAAAACCACTTTTATTTTGCGTTGGATAAAGCTCATGGCCACAGGTAATGAAATAAATACCGCGTGCCCAAGCCCGGATAAACGGGGTCGCTCTCGCCTTGCAGATCGTTAAAAAACAGATCGCCTATAAAACCCAGATAACTGTCCCTGACAATCCGGTTCAGGTTTTCACAAAGTACGCCGCCAATAATCAAAACATCATTGACATACAGATCACAATAAAAACCGGTGGATTTCTGATACAGGTTAATCCGGCAATTTTGCCCGTTTAAGGCTATCGTCAAGGTTTGCGATGGCACATCAATAATAGGGATTATTAAATTCATCGGGGGACTCCAACCGGCGCTGCTGTCTGGGGTTGTACGGTGCCGGAGCTAACCGGATTATAGCCGGATGGCTGTTTGGCACTGATAACCGGATCGCCCGTGTCTGTAAAAGCAGGAGCAGCGGTTGTTCTGACTTCAATAAAACTGATTTCTGCCGTAATCAAACCGGCACCTGAATCACTGTTGCGCCGGTAATTAAAGCCCTGGATATTGGCATTGGTGTAATAGTGTTCAGGGGTCACAATGTCATAAAGATCCAGCGCTTTGGCAATTTTTTCAAGCGTTAATAAAAACTCCGCTTTTTCCAAAAGTGTCCCGCCTTTGGTCATGCTCACGGTGCTTTGATACGGTATCGTCACTTTGTTGTAGCTTTGGAATTGTCCCAGTTCCATCGGATAATTGGCAATAGCCCATTCCTTTTCATAATCCAGGCTAACAATGGAATTAGGCGTTAATACGCGCTCATAGACCACTTTTTTCTGTGCATTGATGCCTTGTGTTACATAAACATTATCCAATGTTTTCTTTTTGAAAATACCCCATTTTGATTGTTCAAACAGCTGGTAAATCAATAGCGAGTCTGCCAATACTAAATTGGCAATATTGGTTATATTGGCAATCTGGTTTAATAAGGGAGGGATTCCGTTACTCATACCAGCCCCCTATTAGCCTGGAAGGCTAGCGAATAGTTCGCCAGTTCTTTATGAATGTCTTTGGCAATACCCTTGGCGTCGGTCGCTTGGGTATTGATAGTAATTTGCCCAACAGTGAGTTGGTTAGACGTTTGCCCGGTGTTTTTCTCACGCAGGCCGCGCAGCATTTGACCTGCTTCATCCGAAAATATACTGGCCTTATTATTAGCAATACCTTCATAATGGCTCTTACCGGTATCCGGATCAGCGAAACTGGCAAATAATTCTGACAGGGATTTTAAGGCATCATGCAGGCCTTTTTCAGTATCTGTTTTTCCGGTTATAAAATCCTTAATATTCTTTTTGTCATTGATCAGGAACTCAAAAATCTTGTCCTGCATGGCCTCATCAAAAAGCTCATTGCCAGTCAGTCCCATTTTACCGACTGTGCTTTTCATGGTGGGTGCAATGACTTGATACCGTCCTGCTGCATTAAAGCGTTTGGTACGCTGTGCTTCCATGACTTCATTGACAGTCATACGGGTTAAATCTTCTTTGCTGGCTTTGTTATTGCCTGCCTTGCCTAAATTAACGCTGTTATAATCGCCTTCGCCTTGGGATACCAGATTAGACAGGCCTTGATAAATCCAGTCCTTGCCACTTTTTAAGGCTTGTTTTCCTGATTCAAGAACACCTTTTTTCTTAGCGCCTGCTAATTTTTCATCGGCCCAATCAATGGCCTCATCGATGGACGCTTTAGACTCTTCGCTTAACAGGTTTTCATTGATCCATTCCCCGGCCTTAAAGCCTCCGAACATAACAGCTAAAGGTGCTATAGCAATGCCTAATCTGGCAATGCCAGTCACCATGGCCGCCAGTTTTGAACCGGCCCACAAGGCAAATAAAATCTCCAGGGCATTCGTTAAACCCCCCACCATATTGGTGGCATCTTTGGCAAACGTAGCCAGATCGGACAGGCCTTCTCGTACTGATTTCCAGTTAACGTCCTTATCCAGCCAAACAAACAGATTTTTAATGGCATCGCCAACCGCTTTAATCCATTCAAGGCCTTCTTTGTCACTAACCCATGTTTGAAAATCATGGGTCAGTTTAATAACGGCGGGGGATACGTTGGTCAGAATTTCACGGCCCATGTCCGTGAACACATCAAGCAAATCAAGCCATTCTTTTTTACGCCGTTGTGCCAGAAGGGCATCCTTTTCATTGGCCGCATTGAGCCGTTTTTGCTCGTTTACCAAACCGGCGACAGCCGCCCGTCCCTGCTGCCATAACACGGTTGTCGTGCCTTCATCAAAGCCCAAGCCCTTACCTTGCACCATGGCCTGCGGGCCGGTCAGCGAATGCAGATAGTCGGCGGTTTCCAATAATATATCGCGCATGGAGCGCATTTTGTTGGTCAGCGGATCAACCAGGCTAATGCCGGCCTGTGCCCAATACGTTAAAAACTCACCACCTTCTGCGGTTTGGTTGAACTGCTCAAGGCTTAGGACAATGCCCTTAATCGAGGACTTCATACCCTCAGCAGAACCGCCGGCCTTTTCAGCCATATTGGCCCAAGCAGAGAGTTCCTCGGTGTTCATGCCAATATTTTTGGCAAGATAGCCCAGCTCTGCATCGGATTCCGTGATGCGTTCAACGAAGTTTTTGATGGCGCCCAGGCTGATAAAAGCGGTAGTCAGGGCAAGGATTTCTGTTTTTACTTTAGCGAAGGAGGCCGCAATCTGTTTGCCGCCTTCCTGCATGTTTTTGGAGGTTTTTTTAGACTCGCCTTCGAGTCTTTTGATGGCGCCCACGGCCTGACGCTGCCCCGCGTTAAAATTGGAGGCGTCTAGTCCTAAAGAAACAATGAGGCTATCGATTACTGTAGGCATTAATGGGCCTTATTCGCTATATCTCGGTTGTATGCGTCAACACTAATAATTTCTAACAGGTCGTATAAATCTTCTATGCCTAAAACAGAATCCAGTTCTGTCATGGTCGCCAGCCTGCTTGAAACAACAGCGCCTATTACCCGTGGCACGTTCACATACTCTGCATACTCGCCACCCGCATGATCAAAAACCAGATTTAACGGGCGGCGCTGGTAAAAAAATCGAAATGGATTTTAAAAACCTCCGCACGCAGTTTCAGCCG